CCATCGCTTCTGTATCAAGTGTACTTACCTTGTAGGCTACGACGAAATAACGGGAGGTGAATAAATGAGTGAGACATCAGCACAGCCACGGAGGAAGCCGATCTTGAAGCGCAAGCCAACGGGAAAGTTTCAGATCCGTGACTTCCAACGTGAGGACATCGCGTACATGAACGAGATTCCTCACGGGTCTGCCAACTGGTCTGAGATGGGATCATTCAAGACCTCGACTGCGGAGTGGCTTCTTGAGCAGAAGACCACGCACATCCCCAATCCGAGGATCCTGATTATCACCACGAAGACCGGCAAGGGGCCATACTTGGAGAGTCTGTGGGAGGTGTTGCCTGAGTGGGACATCTTCAACATCGACGCCAAGAAGACATCGCTGGTGATGGGATCACGGGTCACACCGTGGAACGTGAAGTTTCCCAACCCGCTGTACATGCGGCCGGTGATTGCGCTCGCGCATTACCACTGTTTCACCAACAGAGCGTGCATTCCACAGCAGAAGACGCACATGGTCACGCTCGACAACGGCAAGAAGGTCAAGCGGCCTATCCTCAAGGAGGACGGGACGATTGACATGGTGATCCCCAAGTGCAACTGGCTACTCAATGCACACTGGGACGTCGTGATTACCGATGAGGCGCACAGGCTGAAGAACATGGACAGCCAGTGGACACGCAACATCAAGAAGATCAAGGCTGCGTACAAGCACCTCATGACCGGTACAGGGTTCGTGAATAACCCAGCCGAGATTTGGAGTCTGCTTGACTTCCTGTACAGCGGATCGCGCAGCAGTCCTCACGCAAGCATCGTCAACAGCACAGGGTACTGGCCGTTCAGGGAGTATTTCTGTCAGGAGGACGACTACAGCGGGTACCGCAAGATCGTGGGTATCAAGCCCGACAAGGAAGAGGAGTTCAAGCAACTCGTCAGGAATGTGGGCGTGAGGCGCACGATGCTGGAGTGCTTCCCGAACATCACAGAGCCTATCGAGACTGAGATCCCTGTGGATCTTGGGCCGATCCAGCAGAAGATGTACAACGAGCTGATGGACGAGTTGTGGACACTGGACGCACAGGGTGTGCCACTCCACAGTCCCAACGTTCTGTCGCTGCTCAATCGTCTGAGGCAGGTGTCGGATGCCACGCCTGAGGTGAAGAGTGACGAGTGGAATGAGAAGCTCGAACGCCGTGAGATTAAGGTGAAGCTCACGGAGCCATCATCCAAACTCGATGCTGCGATGGAAGTCATCGACGGTCTTGAGTGGGATGACGAGCGTAGGGATCAGGTGGTCGTGTTCTGCAACTTCAAGGATCCACTTGAACTACTCGCAACCAGGCTCACGAAGGCGAACATCCCGTTCCTGCATCTCAAGGCTGAGATGAACGACAAGGCCAGGTACGAGATGTGGCACGAGACATGGCCCAAGAAGGAGCACATGGTGTTCATCAGCACGCTGGATCTGGGTGCTGAGTCAATCAACCTCACCAGCGCACACAGGGCCATCTTCATCGATCAGTCATGGAGTCCTGCAAAGAACAAGCAGGCGATTGGTCGTGTGTACAGGCCGGGTCAGACTGGTGCTGTCCAGCTCATCTACATCCGTGCGCGTAACACAGTGGACTATCGTGTCCTCGACACTGTAAACACCAAGGCTGGCTGGTTCCGCCAAATCTTCGGCGGCCAGGGTGGCTCGGATGCCCTACCTGACGAGAGTGAGTAACGTGGAGGAGGGCAGATTCCAAGTCAAGAGAACCAAATCAACCTACCCACCGGCCAAATTCGCGGTGATCGACACAACAGGCAAGACACTTGGTGAGCGGTTCGTCTGTACTACTGACACGATAGAGAAAGCAGACATAGTAGCGTCCGCTCTCAACAATCAAACGGGAGAGAGTAATGCCTAGCGTCATCATCAACGTGCTAATCAAGACCAACAAACCCATACCTGATGGCGAGCAGGGCCAGGACTTGCTCACCCGGATCGAAGACGTAATCACCGAGGCGTTCAAGGAGTACGGCATCAGTGAACCGTCTTGGGTGACAGCTCAGTTCGACGACTGGATGTCGAGAAACTGACACCAATCAATACAAACGGGAGAGACAACATGGAAATAGGCTTGCCCTTCAAGTGGGATTTCGACTTGGGAATCTCTAGTCGTCTGTTGAGTGACATCAACGAGGTCGCACACAGACCTGCACCATTCCGCATCGACACGGCCCAGTACAAGGTGTATTGGGCAGGCACGATCATCCGTGTGGACATCAAGGCGAGTGAGCTAACTGAACGTGAAGAGGATGGTGAGACAACCGATGCTCACTGAGACTGAAGTCGAGCAAGCGTTTGACAGAGTGTCTGCGGTTCACAACAACGTGTTGTTGGAGTTCGACAGAGACGATCCCGAAACACGTATCTTCGCTGAGTGTCTACAGTTTGGCCTCAACCCTGTGTTGTTCGCAGACACCATCAAACAGATCCTCGACATACACACGTCAATTCCACACGAGGTCATCCATGCCACAGCACCGTGGGCAATGCAATCTGTGCGCCATGGGATCTGTGTGGGAATCGAGATAGGCAAGCTGATTGCGACTCTCAGCAAAGTCGAGAACTCCACGGGAAGTGACGGAGGCATCGAGCCTGGGGATTCATAGCGAAATCCTAATGACCGGCCTTGACTCCCGGCCGAAGGTGTGATAGTATCCCCCCTTCGGGCGTCTGTGGGAGAGCGCGGTTCCCCCCTCGCCTAGGCAATTGCGCTCTCCCACCAGAACCGCATAATTCATCTGGCACGTCTCACGCACAAGCACGGGAGCTGAGTGAGTGACAGAAACACAGATAGCGCAAGGTCTGTGGCAGCCTCCAAAAATTCCATCGAAGTACGAAGTGATCCCGATTCACAATTCGGATCGGGGATCCTTCAAGCGGTGTCGTAGATACTTCGATTGGACTAGTCCCGCGAGACATAACCTGTCTCTGCGCGCGGACATACATGGTGTCAACACAGACTTGTGGTTTGGCACCGGAATACACTGGGCCTTAGAGCAATACTACACACCTGGCCTGCGCCGGGATCCTGTCGAAGCATGGCTCACATGGTTCGACGTTCAGTGGCGCGGCGGGACAGTCACAGAAGAGTGGCTAGATCGTGTATACGACCTTAATCCCCGCCCCATGGAACACAAGGGCGAACACCTATGGGTGGTGCGTGGGCTAGAGGACATCATCCCCGATGCTGACTCGTTGGAGTACGACGAGCTTAAAGAGCTAGGGATTCAGATGATGACAGCGTACAAGAAGTTCGCTGAAATGCGCGACAACTTTGAAGTGCTTGTGTGTGAGCACGACTTCTCCATCCCGATCTGGGACTACGAGCACGACACCATTCTTCAAGCTGTCGATCTACGCAAGCACTCACCCAACTACGGCAAAGTGTTGGAAGTCCATCAGAGAGGTAGGATGGATGCCATTTGGGCCAAACCAAATGGTAAGCTAGGAGTGATTGACCACAAGACCAGCTCTCGCATAGATGAAGACTTCTTCAGGAAGTTGGAGACTGATGAGCAGGTCACGTCCTATCTCTATGCAGCGCAGGTTGAAGCCAAGTATTACGGGCTGCCCTACGCTGGTCAGGAAATGGAGGAGTGTGTATACAATGTACTCCGCAAAACGTATCCCAAGCCCCCAACGATGGTACGCGGTGGCCTCTTCTCCGTTGACAGAAACAACGAGTCAACCACGTGGGAGATGCTTGAAGAGTTCATGCAGGCCAACTCGATCGACTTCGACTCGCTGCCTGAGAAGCACCAGGAGTACGTCAGGTACGTGCAGGAGATAGGTGACGAGCAGTTCTTCATCCGCAAGCTAGAGCGGAGGAACAGACATCAACTCAAGAACGCAGGATACCGTGCGTATCAAGAGGCGATGGACATGCTAGACCCCAATCTTCGCATCTACCCGAATCTGTCGAACGATCATCGTTGCCTCAACTGTGCATTCCGAGCGCCGTGTCTAGCCAAGGAAGACGGCGGTGATTGGGAAGCACTCCTCGCAGACAACTACACACGAACAAGAGATAGGTAGCAGATAATGCCAGGTAAACAGGTTAAGAATTGGAGTAAGTACCATGCCCTACGTAGGCAGGGCAAAAGCAAGACAAGCGCAGCCAAAATCACCAACGCAAACCCTGGTAAGCGCAAGGGCAAATAGATGTCTGAATACATCGAGTCCGTGCTAGGGTTCCTGCTCTTCCTTGGTCTGATCGCTCTCTGCTGGTGGAACGACAGGGCCGAGCAGCGCCGCCAGGAGTGGCGGGATTACATGTACGACAAGCTGCGGTAGGTGTGGCCTCGATAACCCAAACGGGAGAGTCATGGGCAAGATAAGTAAGAAGGTATATCAAAGCAAGACAAGGGACTTGGCAACCAAGAAGACCCAGCTCAATCAACTTGAAATCATCAGGGAGAAGAGCGAACTGCTGATCACGTTGCGTGAGAAGATTCTTGCCTGTGCGTACAGCGATGACGAGAACAACCCTGGTGAACTGATGAAGCTCATCGGGGAGTTCACAAAAGAGCTTGCTGACGTCAAGAGACTGGCGCATCCGTTCCCTGACATCCTTGGGGAGATCGAAAAGACAGAGAAGAAAGATACTGTCATGGTAGCGATCAGGCAATACATGCGCGAGCGAGCAGAGTTGGAACGTGACCTGGCTCGTGGGTACAAGCTGGGCAGAAAGAAGATAGAGAGATGGATCGACGATGTAAGCATACTGATAAAAGCAGAGAACCTCTGCTCAGTATGTAGAGAGCACGAAGTCAAGATCGAAGAGGACAGCAAGGGATACTGCAAGAGATGTGCAAGGGAAAACGGGATCGTTGTACACGGAAAGATTTAGCTATTGATCGCGCGGATCTTCTACGGCCCACCCGACTGGCTAGTGACGAAGTTCTCGTCACGTGACAGACGCGCGTTCTTCTTTTGGACGCTGGTCGTAGCCGCAATCCTCACGGTCTTCTTCGGTCGATACGTGCTATACGTCACCATCCTCAGTGTGCTCGCGCTTGTTGGTAACTTCAGTGCCGAGACACCTGTAGAGAAAGAATAAATGCCACTGACTCCTGAACAGATTGCAGCCTTGTATGCTAAAAAGGCTAACAAATCTCAGAAACCGGCCCCTGGGGATGGCAAGACCGCACAGGGGGTGCGGCGCAAACTGGGGCGCATCCACACCCACTATGGGAAACTGCCTAAGAACCACCTAGTTTACCCGGCCAACAGTGATGGTCGAAGTATGCCCTGTGAGTCTTCCGGGTGCCACTGTCCTAGTCACCACAGGCTGCGTGGTCAGGTGTTGTGTAATCTACATCTGATCTTCGCGCTGGTGCATGAGATCAATCTCTTGTCCCACAATGGGGCGATCAAGACTACGGGGGTGCCAACTGCTACCGGAGGGGTTGCAGCTCCGGTAAACGAGGGACGCATCCCCGTAGTTATGTCAAACATCATCACAGGATCGGAGAGTGATGGCGACAGCTACCTCTGATAAGTCAGAGCTTTCGCTACGTGAGTCACTGGAAGTCAAGCAACCGTCTGACATCGTAGACACGCTCAATCTCCTGTTGTATGGTGAGCCTGGTGTTGGTAAGACGTGGCTCGCCGGTACAGCAGAGGATCATCCTGACACAGCACCGCTACTCATCTTGGACATCGATGGTGGCGTGACCACGCTGCGTCACAGGGATGTCGATGTCATCCCTGTTCGTTCCATCCCCCAACTCAATCAGGTCTACGAGAAACTCCACTCGTCCAAGTTCATCGATGACGACGGGTTTGAGCGGATCGAACACTACAAGACCGTAGCCATCGACAGGCTCGATGAGTTGGCTGACGTGGACATGCGGTACATCATGCGTGACGCATACGCCCGCAATCCTGACAAGGTGGACATCGACGTTCCATCTCCTCGTGAGTACGGGATCAACCGTTCCCACATCAGGAAGCTTGTGCGTGCGTTCCGTGATCTCCCGTGTCACGTCATCTTCTGCTGCGGTGTCGCCACCCGTCAGGAAGAGGGACAGCCCAACAAGGTTTACCCTGGTTTTTCAGGGAAGCTCCAAACGGAAGTCCCAGGCTTCTGTGATATAGTTGGTTACTACTACAACGACAACAGCACAGGAGAGCTGAAGCGGACTTTGCAATTCCAGGGTACTCGTCGCGTGCAAGCGAAGGATCGTACGAGTGCTCTCGGAGGAAAACTGGACAATCCCACAATCCCAATGATGTGGGACATGATCCAGAACAACACCACGCCGGACAAGTCCGACGCTGGTGAACTCACCTAACCAGAAAGGCTGGTAGAGCATGGGATTGCTCGACCTCAGTGGCTCTGATCTGAGTGGCTTTGAGCCACTGGAACCGGGTCGCTACAACGCACGTGTGTTCGACATCTCACTCGACGCGGTGAAGAACGCAGGCAAGGTGCCTGTGGGTACACCGATGATTAAGATTCAGTACAAGCTCACGGGCAACGAGCACATGGGCGAGGGACTGGAGAATCGTCGGGTGTGGCAGCAGTTCGTGGTTCCCCCCAAGGACTACGATCAGCAGAAGGCTGCGAAGATGAACGGGATGATCGCACGTTTCTTCATCGCACTCGGAGAGAGTGAGGAGACTGTGCGAAGCAAGAAGTTCGACCCTGACTTCGAGGACTACAAGGATCGCGAGTGTGTTGTGGTTCTTGGTAAGGAGCCGAAGAAGGATCGCCAGGGCAACATCGTTGATGGGGAGTTCAACAATCCCGTCAAGGGTGTGAAGCCTGCCGGTAGTATCGGCGTCGGTGTTTCGTCAGGGCTTCTCTAGTTCGATCTAGCCCACGTTGGGCGCGGGTCTGTGGGGTGCCCGCGCCCAACTCGCCGCATGACACAGAGAACAGCTAGTACAGCCAAGAGCCTTCAGCGACTCCGGTTCTTTGAGTTGCTGTTCTCTGACACCGTAGGCATTCTCTGTCTTGCGGTGACAGATCCACGATCTCCGAAAACGACCTTCCAACAGCATTTCTTTGATTGGCCCAAAGACTCCATCAAAGTAGAGAACTTCATCCTCAAGCACGAGAGACACTACAACATGTATTTCTGTGTCAATCTCCTGAATCAGTTTGAGCGCAAGAAGGAATACTGTCAGGAGACTGACTTGTTGTGGGCCGACCTGGATTCCGTGAATCCTGACATGATCGTGGATTATCCACCTCCTATTGTGTTGAGGTCTAGTCCCGGTAGGTGGCAGGCGTTCTGGCGTCTCACTTCAAAGATCCCATCGTATCAGGCTGAAGATTACTCACGCCGCCTTGCGTATCACCTTGGCGCGGACAAATCTGGATGGGATCTTGGGCAACTAATGCGTATCCCGTTAACCGCCAACTACAAGTACAACACACCTGTGCAGATCGAACTACAACGCATGAGCGAGCTAACCGTGAATGCTGCGGTGTTCGAGGTACTGCCGGTGAGCCATGGAACTCTGTTGAGGTTGGCTCCTGACGAGCCACCGATTCCTGACGACGAGCATCAGGCAGAGCCAGAGACAATCATCGTCAAATACAGTTCTCTCCTGAGGAACACAGCGTTCTATGCGCTGTATACACAGGATCCAGAAGAGAACGACAACTGGTCTTCTATCCTCTGGCGACTTCTCCACGAATGTTACAGAGTGGGGATGTCATCGGAGGAAACCTTCGTTGTTGCACGCTCAGCGCCTTGCAACAAGTACGCCCGTGACGGAAGACCACTGGAACATCTGTGGCGTGATGTGTTGAAGGCTGCCCAGGAGTATAAACACATCGACATCAGTTCTGCATTGATCCAGATGCCCACTCTGATTGAGGAGGGTGACAGTCGAGTCACCAGCACCTTCCTAGATACCTACAGAGATTGGGCATCAGAGGCTACAGATGCAGTTCCTGACTTCCACGACATGTCGATGCTGATTGTCCTCAGTGCGATTGTCTCGTCTTCTGTCAAGCTTGAGACTTCTGCGGGTTCCATCACGCCCAACATTTGGGGACTGATCCTTGGAGATTCCACGCTGACGCGCAAGACCACAGCTATGCGGCTCGCGATGGATTTCCTCATCATGATCGATCCGTCACTCATCGTGGCTACTGATGGTACAGCAGAGGGATTGCTGAGTGGCCTGTCGAACAGGCCCAACCAGGCCAGCATCTTTTTCAAGGATGAGGTATCGGGACTATTCAACTCGATGACGAAGAAGGACTATCTTGCAGGCTTTCAGGAGACGCTGACAGCCCTGTACGATGTCCCTCCCATCACCACACGTCTTCTTCGCAAGGAGACAATCATCATCGAGTCTCCAGCTTTCATCTTCTTGTGTGGTGGTGTGCCAGATCGCATCTTTGAGTCGATTGACGAGCACTTCGTCTTGGGTGGTTTTCTGCCACGATTCCTCGTTGTGTCTGGTAACGCACACATCGATGATCGTAGGCCGCTTGGCCCTCCCACGCACTTGGGACTTAGCAAGAGGCCACACATAGTAAACAAGATCGCAGACCTCTACGAGACTTACGCCACCCCAATCAAGCAGAATTTGGGGGGACAGATACACATGGCGACTCCACGTATCACCGCACGCATGTCACCGGAGGCGTGGAGATTCAATGCCCAACTCGAAACCACGATGTTGCATACAGCGCAGGATAGCCTGGTTAAAGACCTGGCGCTTCCGACGATGGACAGGCTCAGTCGCAGCATGTTGAAAATCGCTGTCATCTTTGCTGCCTGTCGTCAGAAGCCAAAGAATGAGCGCATCATGGTTGAGGAAATGGACATCGCCAACGCTGCCACATACGTGCAACGTTGGGGGCCAAACTCTATCGATCTCGTCGTGTCCGCTGGTAAGGGACGACACGAGAAGTTCTTGGAGAGGATACACGAGTTCGTTCAATCAATGCCTGGTGCTCTAAAAAGCACCATCATGAAGAGGTTTCATTTGTCATCTAGAGATGCAGCAGCGATATTGCAGACTCTGGAGGAGAGAGGACAAATACGAAAGGAGCCAAGAGGTCGTGGATACGCCTACTGGATTAATTGAAAAAATGGTCTACAAAGGAACATGCACGGTCATCCTTGCCATTCAGAACACCGATGGCACAGGTTCAATCACATACGAGCTAGCGGATAGCTTCGACGTGGTGTTCAACAAGCTGTTCCCACTGGCTGAGCCACAGAACCGCATGGAGGGTCGCGGCAATTTCCTGTTCACGTTGCGTGACGGAAGGCGCATCTGTCTAATTCCTCAGGACATCCGTGTGGTAGTGGAAGATCCCGAATGATCATAGGGCTTGCGGGACTCAAGAATTCGGGCAAAGATACGGTAGCTGCGTATCTAGTCAAGCAGCACAGATTCGAGCGCAAGGCTTTTGCCGACCCTCTGAAGCGATCTGTGGCTGCTCTGTTCGACATTCCATTCACGATGGTGGATCAATTGAAGAACGATTCCAACGCGGAAGTCGTGCTTCGTGTTCATCACAAGGACGTTCATGGTGCTTTTTCTAGCCACCATGACATGACGTTCAGGACGTTTCTTCAACGGTACGGAACAGAGGCCCATCGTGATGTGTTCGATCAGGACTTCTGGCTGGACTACACACTTCCTGTGCGGGGGTACTATCCGGGCCGCGCGATTTGCGTCACGGACGTTAGGTTCCCAAACGAAGCAAACAGAGTCAGGGAGTTGGGTGGGGAGTTGTGGATGATCCTGAGACAATCCATGGAACTGATACCTGACACTCACGCCAGCGAGCAGTTCGGATTCGATTGTGATAAGTACATCGACAATAACGGGACAATCGAAGACCTCTACGCGAGGGTGGAAGAGGCTTTAGGTGCCACAATCATCACGTCAGATAGCTGAGGGAAAGCAGTCAGCTCTCCATACAGCTTTAGTTCCACGTGTACGAACGATAGTCGATGAGATTCTCGACATCGACAAACAGATCGCTGCTCTCAGAGACAAACGTGCGACCCTCAATTCTGAGAAACGTCGTCTCAAGCGGATACTGTACGAGCCTCCCACGTTTGAGAGACGTGGCAGTAGTGGACAGGAATTGTTCGTTCACGTCAGCTTCATCCTCCCGTACATCAGGGAATGGTTGGAGCAGTACAACAACATGAACGGTGGACGTGGAGGAATGATACAACTCCAACGTCTGTCAGGTGTTTCCAGACGAAGCATCAGGAACTACATGACTGGTGGGATTGAGTACGCGGGAATCCTATCTGCCGACCGGCTCTTGACAGCGATCGGCAGAAGTGATATCGTGGAGTCTCTGCCGTTCCTGCCATACCGGGACACATTCGTCAGGAATCGTACGTCCCCACAGCCCCCACAACCCCCACCTTCCAATTTCTATGAAGAATGAGCGCAAGCATCCACTCGCCGTGTGCGAGAAATGTCCGTTCAAGGATAGGGCGTTCGCTGCTACAACGGGGCCACATGATGCGAAGGTAGCGGTAGTGTCACGCTCGCCGGGTTACATGGAGGCACAGCAGGGTAGGTCGTTCGCAGGTCTGTCAGGCAAGGTACTCGACCACCTGCTACAGGTTCACGGCACTTCGCGCAAGGACGTGCTAGCCACAAACGTCGTGCTTTGTGAATCACCAGGGCCGCAGGAAGAGAAGGACAAGACTGCTTTCTCTTTGGCTATGGGCTGCTGCGAGCCTCGCCTAGAGGCTGAGATTGCTCACGCTGACACGATCATAGCTTGTGGTGTAGAGTCTGCGTGGGCAATTGCTGGTGTCAATTCGATCGGTCGTAATCGTGGTTTTGTCCACGATCGTAGAGTTGATGGAAAAACCCAACGTGTGATCGTATCCAGTAATCCCGCAATGGCTATCAGAAACGATGGTACCTACCCCGAGCTGATGCGTGACTTCCGACTTGCGCTGGATCCCCTACCTACGCCGGAACTCCCCAAGGTTCGCATCATCGACACTACCGATGAAGCCAGGATTGCTGTGGATGCCATGCGCGAGCAGTTGATCGACAATCCCACGCTGGTTGCAACCGACATTGAGGCGAGGGGCACCGATGACGTGTCGTACAAGGACACTGAGAAGGGTAGAGGGGGTCTGCGACACACGGCACAAGTTGTGTGCGTCGGGTTCTCTATACGTCCTGAGCGTGCCGTGGCTTTCGGTGAGAACGTATGTACTGATCCCGAGGGACTGCACCTAGTCGCTGGTCTGTGGAATATCCCAGGCTGCTCGTATATCTGGCACAACGGGAAGTACGATGCCAAGGTGCTTCTGTCGAAGGGCATCGATATGCGAGTTGACGAGGACACCCTGTTGTTGTCATGGTGTCTGGATGAACGACCTGGCGATCCTGATTCGGGTGCCGGTGGTCATTCGCTTGACTGGCTACTCAAGGATGAGATCGGTTGGCCCAAGTATGAGCCTCCCTCAGTACGCCATTTCAAGACGAAGGGCACGTTTGACTATTACGGATCTGCACCCGACCAGATAAAGAGGGCACAAAGTGAACTATATGGATATAACGGTTTTGACTGCGCTGGTACTCTTGCTCTCTTTCATATCCTCAAGGCCAGGGCGATAAACGATGAGGTATGGACAAGGCCGTACAAGCTCATGCTCATCGATCTCTCTGAGACGCTGGCTCACATCGAGTTGGAAGGCAACCTATTCGACTCAGATAGAGCGTGTGACATCCTTGAGGATGAGGTATGGCCCAAGCTAAAGAAACAGCGTGGATCGTTGTCGCGTATGGCTGGTCGCGCAGTTAACCCCAATTCTCCAAAGCAGATGGAGAAGTTGTATTACGAGGACTGGGGCATCAAGCACCAGCTAATCCGTCCAAAGATAGAAAGGCTGGGCAAACGCTCAACAGATCAGTACGTCCGCGAAGCGATCCTGATGGGTGAGTTCACCACTGTCACGTACGGCCACGACAAGGGACGAGAGGCCATCCAACAGTTCACGCAAATCTACGACGATTTCAAAGAACTGGACAAGCAACGTGGAACGTACTTTGAGGGTCTGGTACTCAGGAGGTTCCCGAATGGAAGAATATACACTGAATTTAAGATTCACGGCACGGAAAGCGGGAGAGTATCTAGTGCCAATCCGAATCTCCAGAACGTCACCAGACCAAAAGCAGGCATCCCATCAATACGAGCTGCATTTATCCCTGACCCCGGATGTGTATTCGTTAGTGGAGACTTGTCTCAGGCAGAGCTTCGAGCGATTGCCGTACTGTCAGGAGATAGAAGTCTTCAGTCCGTTTATCTCGACACAGATCGCTCGCTTCACAAGGAAGTGGCGGCAGAATTTTATGGCAAGGACTACACCTACGAGCAATATGTCCGAGCCAAAAACATCAACTTCGGAGTAGCGTACTGGCAGTCAGCTTTCAGCTTCGCGCAGCTTTACCACATGCCGCAGGTTGAGGCTCAGAAGTACATCGACTTTTGGTGGGAACGGTTCCCGCAGGTATGGGAATGGACGAAGGATACTGAGAAACTGGTGATGACCAAAGGTGAGCTACAATCCCCATTCGGTCACAAGCGTCGGTTTTACATCATTCCCGCAGATGAGTCGGCCAGGTTGCATGTTATCAAGGAAGGAATCAACTTCAAGCCTCAGAACATCGCAGCCAACATCACGTTGTGGGCACTCATCAAGTTCACCAAGTATCTCCGAGAGAACAACATGTGGCACATTGCTCAGCCACGCATCACAGTCCACGACAGCATTCTCGTCAACGCGAGGGAGAGCCATGTCGAAGAAGTGGGCGCGCTACTTAAGGAATTTATGGAGAAGGCTGCTCTGGAGTCAATAGGGTGGGCTTTCCCATTCAAGGCCGACTTGAGTGTCGGACACAACTGGGGCAACATGAAGGAGATGACGGTGTGAACGCGAGACTCACAGTATCAGAGATGGCCTTCATCGTACTCGACATCATCCTCATCATCTGGCTGATCCACACCTGGTGACCACGTGACCAAGATCCTGGCGATTGATCCTGGCGTGATGACTGGATACGTGTACGCCAGGATCACTGAAGACAAACAACTTGAGTGTCTTCCGTTTCAGATGATGGACGAGGTTGACGACTTGTGGCGCAGGCTAGACGAGTTCAAACCTAACATCATAGTCATGGAAGACTTTGAGTTTCGTGGACGTGCAAGCACGGGACTCAACCTGTTTCCAGTGCAGTTGATCGGTGTCGTCAGGTTATGGGAGATGACCGAGCCTACTGGCAAGCTCAGGGTCTTCATGCAGAAGGCGTCATTCGGGAAAGCCTACTACACCGACAAAATGCTCAGGAGCCACGGGGTCTACAAACGTGGAATCCCACACGGGATGGACGCTCTGCGTCATCTCCTACAATGGGCCACATTCGGCGCAGGTTTCAATCTCGTGGACTTGAAGACTGGTGGCACAACTGCCAAGATTATTGCAAATTGGGCCGAAGTTGATGGTGGAGGGAGGGCAACGTAGCGATGGCAGAGTGGTACGAGAATGCATACAGGGGTGGTGGGCCTGTTCAGGTGAAATTCCCCAGGCCACTCTATCCACCCGATGCGAGCAAATACGGGAAGCCACCATCGAAAGACGGGCCTGACGTAGAGGCATACAAGCGTGCCATCTGTCGCGCAGGACGTTGGGGAGTCTGGGATCCCACCTTGTGGGACGACTCCTATTCCAACGCATTCTCACACGGAAAGGGCACCGGCAACCTGAAAGACTCAGGAATTGCAGGCTTCCAGCGTCAACAACACCTGGACGACACCGGCTGGCTTGGAGAAAAAACGTTCAACAACATGCGCTACTCGCTGATCTCCGATCCAGAAGCGCCCCACTACGGAGAGCCGATCTTCGACTCGATCTGTGTCGATCTCCTGAACAAGGCATGGAACATCTTTGGGGGTCACGAGCCTGATCCCCAACCTCCAGTCACTCTGCGTAAGGTCGCGCTCAGTCATGCCATAACTCAGTTGGGAATCAAGGAGTCTCCAACTGGATCGAACAAGGTGAAGTACACCGAGTGGTACGGCATGATCGGCCCCTGGTGTGCGATGTTCTGCACATGGGCCTACGAAACCAACGATACTGGTCATTCACCAACGTTCGTGAAGGGCACCAAATACGCCTACGTTCCATACATCGTGGGCGACGCACGCAACAAGAGAAATGGCCTGTCAATTACAGGCGATCCTCAGCCAGGTGACCTAGTGTGCTACGACTGGGAATGGAACGAAGAATTCGATCATGTCGGATTCTTCGAGAAGTGGACAGGAGCACACACCTTCAGCGCCATCGAGGGCAACACTTCTACAAGCAGCGACAGCAACGGTGGTCAGGTAATGCGTCGCTACCGTGATATCAATGGTCAGCAGACGGTTTTCGTCCGTGTGAAAGAACCAGCCCTGTAATCTAACAAGGAGATAACCGTGCGTTTAACAGCCACAATCGCCACGTTCGCAGCAATCTCAGGAATCGCGCCCCTCAGTTCAACTGCCCGCACAGGGGGTGGGAGTACCTACTACACCCAAGCAAGGACGGCTGTGTGTCATTACTTCGGGGTATACTGCGATCAAGCGATGAGGGTGGTAGGTTGTGAGACTGGTCACACCTACTACCCATGGTCACGAAACGGACAGTACCTTGGGATATTTCAGATGGGATCTACGGAGAGAGCCACATACGGCCACGGTGGAGATGTGTGGTCGCAGGCCCGCGCTGCTTGGCGATACTTTGTGGCTAGCGGGCGTGATTGGTCACCTTGGGCATGTAAGCCCTGGTGACCTAAGTAGTTAGGGGCGCAGCCTCTCACTTGGCACGTGTGGGAGAGAGTCACAGCGTCAGGCGAGTGTGGCGCGCCCCTAACATCTAACCGCTATCCTCCCGTTCAGGCCAATGCCTAATAGCGGTATCCTCTTCATCTTCATCATCGAACCTCTCACGTTCGATGAAGAATCCCACGCGAGTTACATACGTGTCCCTGTCTCTCTTGAACGAGCGGATGACGAGAGCAAGGAAACAGACAACGACAGCCAGTATCGCTATTGCTCCTAGTGTGAGGCCGTCAATGTCCATAATCCGCTAGTCGTGTATGCAGGTGAAGATTGTCGTCTGACCACCTGGATGGTTAATCACTAGATCCCCAGGTGAAAACTTCGTAGGACATGCCAACGTACCTGGCGGCCCTATTGGCCCTGATGGCCCTTCTGGCCCTGGTGGCCCTTGTTCTCCTGTTCCTACGTTGATGGTCACAGTCCTCTCAGCTTGTTGGGAGTTGCTTCCTAACTTGTATGCACCTAACGCTCCTGCTGTGCCAGCAAGCGCAAGACTCATCATGCCCAGCAAGATCGTTCTCCACCCAGACATCAGTCCTTTCCCTTCTTCTTGGCCTCGTTAGTCTGAATCGCTAAAGCTACTACGAGTTTCTCCAGAGCCTCTGCGATCCTGTCGAGTCGCTCCAAGATCAGGTTGAACGCACCAACAGGATCAAACCCCATCATGGCCGTTCCCATCAAATTCGTCTCTAATTTTCATTCCCTCCTTGAAGGCTTGTATACGTTCGTTGCAGATTTTCTCTCCACGTCTGCGCTCATAGTGAATTGCACCAAACGCCGTGAGAATACTGCCAGCACCTGAAAGAAAGACCCCGATGGTGCCAAGGATGTCACCACTAACCTCGGTGCCAATCACAGCTTGATGATGTAATTCACCACCTGATACGACTCGGAATCTGTGGAACCAACCACACCAATGGTGCCGATGATCGATGGGTTGGTGGATGGATTTCCCACAGAACCTGGGATAGCTGGCGAGCTAGTGACGCTACCGACTGAGCCACTGACTGAAGGGTTGCTGGATGGATTACCAACAGCACCGTCGATTCCTGGAGAACCACTGGGAGCACCGATACCCCCGCCTACCGTGGGATTGGTGCTCGGATTCCCAATCGACGCTCCCGTGCCATTTCCATTGACTGACATGCCTGTGAAGTTGTTGTTGATCGCGATGCCTGTGACCGCTGGATCAACGGGTGTAGATATGTTGTGTCCCGCGTCCGTGGCTGAGCGAATATAGACGCTTCCCTCATTTGCTCCGCCCGTGTAGAGATTGTGGGCGTGGCCCGGATCGTAGATACTGTGGGCGTGGCCCGGATCCGTCAGCGAGTGGATGTGTCCAGGATCGCTGAATGAGTGGACGTGGTTTGGCAACGACAGGCTGTGCGAGTGGGTGTGGGATGGCAGGGTGAACGAGTGGGAGTGGATGTGGTTGGGCAGCGTGAAGGAGCTTGCGTGTGCGTGATCCGGCAGGCTCAACGTGTGGCTGTGGACGTGGTTAGGCAGCGTCAAGCCATTCGTGTGTATGTGCCTTGGTCTGCGACTGGCAAGGGCTGTGCCGTCGTTAGCCCCAAGGGCCGCAACATCTGCGTGTCCACCGGAGGCTGCGTATCCCACTGGCACACGGCCTCTGAGGTCAGGCAGGTTGAACGTGGTGCTTCCGTCACCGGCACCGTAAGCTGTGCCCACCAGTGAGAATAGGCCGGAGTAGGTGCTGCGGCTAATTGCTGATCCATCACAAAGCGCCCATCCTGAAGGGGCTGCGGCACCCGCATAGGGCATCATCATTCCCACAGAGAATGAGGGCGGTGGAGGCATCACAGCGGTCACACGCTTGTCGGTGATCTTCGGTGTGTTGATGGACGTGGCTCCCGCAGGAACTCTCACAGCAGCGAGAACCACGTTGTTTGCGGGGATCACGGGGAATACAGGATTAGCGGCTGCTGTGCCTGCTGCCACAGCTTTGGTGCCTGCGTTGTCTACCACCACCAGATCGAATCTGGGATTTGTGGCGTTGGCCGCTGCAATGGTGACGTTGCCACCCGTCACAGAAACCTGACTCCCGTTGACAGCCACAGAACCTGAGGCTATTGCGACTGTCATGTTTGGTGTTCCCTGTGCTGTAACCGCACAACCAGACACAACTCCCGTTCCAGAGAACGCTGCAACCAAGATTGCGAAGTCGATGGAATCGGGCTGAGCCTGGGTTACATCTTCCGCGCTCGCAGCGTTCGGAATTGTGAATGGCATAGGCTCTCTCTCCTCCTGCTCTCTAAACCACCAAACGCAAGGCGTCTGGCGGTGTTCCACGTAGTGATGAACCACGTGCAGAAAACGCTTTCTGTCCCAAGAAGTACACGTAAGTGAATTGCAGCCCTGCTGGCTTCGTGGAGTTGATGGCTGCTATCACTTGTGTCTGATTGGGAGTCTCACTGGAAAACGTGAGAACCTGGAAATGGTAGGGGGAAGTGTCTCTCTCCTTAATCTGTACGGTCTGGCTTCCTGTCAGAAGTGGCGCAACTGCTAGTTGTATGGACTGAACAGTCCCACGCTTCCAGTTACCAAGCGAGACTAGCTGCGACCTCTTATCATCTTCCGACAAACCCTCCCAAATCGTGGATCCCACGAACTGCGCCAACCATGGGATAGCCTCCTCAGGAACCCTGAGCGGATCAATGAGTAGACTGTATCCAGGCTTACCATCATCGGTATCACTGGCCCAATCATCGACTATCTGAAACAACTCGTCACCGATCGAACTCAGGTAGATAGCCAGCGACCCGTCATCGTCGTAGAACATCGGCTCTAGCAGAGCCATGAGTCGCTGTGCGAACGCCTCAGGCATGAGTGATCGTGACCGTACCGACCTGTGTGAGAGCGGCCGGAGTTGTCAGGGTGATGTTGGCGGTGCCGCCATTCAACGTCAAGGAGGTCACGCGAGCTACTCCCAAGACGTTGGAAATTGCGGTGATCATGTCGTTGTAGTACAAGACTGTGGTTTCCACCCACGTCTGTGCATTTGTGATATTCGTGATAGATGGGTCACGCCCCCAGTTTTGGGGATCGATCTTGTTGTGGATGGCTCCGAGGATACCGTCGTCCACGACTTGGCTGGTATATCCAGGCGCATTTACGACCGTGACCGCGATGTTGATTGTGGTGTAGTTGGGATCGATCACGTTCACAACGAAGTTGATCTCTCTGTTGGCCTGTAGATAGCTGTCGATGTTGGCCTTGGCCTGTGCGGATACAGGCTGTCCGAGACTCGTGATGGCAGCTACGGCAACCATCCGTTCGTTGTTGTACGTGCCTCCTGCGGGGTTGTACCCATCGATGGTCACAGCACGATATGCTGAGGGATCAGCGTCGAGTGCCATCGAGCTGAAGTCACGTGCGAGGATTGGCCTCTGTGAGAGTCCCTGCAACTTCCTCACCAGCCTGTCGAGATACACCGAATCTGTCTCGTCATCCAAGCCACCTGCTGTAGGTGCTGTGAGCGTGATTGCCTGAACGTAGTCGAGAACGTCGATCAGCGTGACTTGTGTACCAGCCAAACCAAGTGACGAACCTGAACTGCCAGGTTCGATGGCTTGAATGAGTACCTCACCAGGCCCAGTGGCTACGCTGCCTGATGGTACAGCCACCTCATTCACAACTTGGAACGAGATGATGTTTCCTAGCTGGTCTTGAATACCTACCAGTGTGCCCTCTGGGATCGTGTATCCATCGGAATCCACCATTGTCCAGGTGGTTGTACCGGTTGCGACGGTTGCGTCGATGGGCTGGACACCTACGAGATTCGCCCCGAAGTACCGGAAGATGTTGTCCTGCACATCGCTGGCGATGTCCCTGTTCTCGCTGGCAAGAGCAGCTACAGCCCTGATGATCCAGACATCCAGGTTTCCTTCCTGTGGAAGCCAACCAGGAGCCTGAGCTACGATGCTGTCGTAGACCTCTTGTGAGAGGACACTGGCGTTGGTTTCAAGTGGGATCCTGATGTAGCCCATATCTGCTCCCGGTTTCTGGATTCTGTCTGACCTGTACGATGACCCTGGCTATGAACTGGTCGAACTCGTTGCGGTTCTCTTCCATGAAAATCTCCGCCCGTGGTTCCTGGGATGACACGATGTCTGTGATGATCTGGCTCATCACTGGCTGTGTCATAAGCTCGAAACCCGGCATACCGAACGTGAGGTTGTCATCGCGGAATCCCAGAGGAGTCCTGATGATGGCCTCAACACAGTTGGCGATGTCTTCAAACGTGTCCTGTTCTGCTACAGCAGCACTAGACCTGTAGAAGCCCTGGCTCCCAGCTTGGTAGTGGAGAGCTATCTGCTTGGCGCTCAGTGGGTAGGTGTAGACGGCTACTTCATCGATCCATCCCCTAAATGGGTATGATGGCCCGATATAGTCTCCGATTCTCCAAAACGTACCCGTATCCACGTATGGGGCTGTCACTGTGGTAGATACAACATCCTTTCCATTCAACCACAGCGTGAAAAGCTTGGCAGCTGGATCCCAGGTGCTTGCGAGGTGGAACGTTGTATTGAGACTCACAGGAGTGCCGAAGCCCCCAACAACTATTTGCCCGACTGTGCCAAATTGCATTGACATAATCGGATACATCACACCACTAGTAGCAACCAGTCCTATGAAGGTGGTTACACCACCACACGAGAATATCATCTCGTAGTTGGCACTGATGGTATCCATCTTGGCCCATGCTTCCATCGAGAAACCATTGTATTGGTATCTCGAACCCAACACGCTCGCATCAGCGTATTGAGCGCCAGCGAAATACCTGGAAGTCCCACCATCCAGGATCAGGCCACCGCCTTGTACTACCCCACCTGTGGATGTGAGTGTACGTCTGCTCCTCTCATCTGCGTTTGGGGTCGCTGTCTCCAAGCGCCAATACGCCTCAGCGTTGTCATCGAGGATCATGCTTTTGTACGGCGTGTACTGTCCAGGCCCACCGCTCAGCCTGAACGGCATGTCAAAGTGCGGGGCCAGCATCGCTATCCTTAATTGCGAACACCATCTTCGGACTGACCTCCGGATCCACCAGCGACGCAGCCACACTCACACACGTAGACGAACAGAAGACACTCTGCTTCGTCGGATCTCCATACACCTCATGCGACACGAAGATCCACCCCAGACGCTCATGCGGATCAAGCCTGTTTCCCGGACACTTCGGGTTGTCGCATGTGATGTTCACCACCGTCGCCTGTTCCATTCCCATTTACTTCACCTCCTTGTGGCTGTAGCCGATGTTCAAACTCAGACATCACCTGTACAGCTTGGTTGATGTTGTATGCGTTGACTGGCTGTGCTGGTATCTCGCGGATGATTTCTCCCGTTGAATCATCACGCTCGATTGCTACAGCCTGGATGATGTACTTGAACCTCTCGATCATTTCACCTCCTTAGCTATTTGTGGCGATCGAATGCCATTTGTTTTCGCCGTTGTCATACACGAGGAAAATAATTCCGTTGTTAGCGACGGTTGATCCACCGTTGACGATGTTCCCGGCGTTCGAGGTCACGAGGCCGGAGCCGGTCTTGTTGACCAACACAAGAAACGCACCGTCGAGTGTGCCATTGATCGTTGCAAGTGACGAGGCGTCAGTTGATGTGATCCGGTGCAATCCACCTGTCACGGTAATCACACCACTAGCAAGCGCCAGGTTTGCACCGATGCGTCCAGCAAGCCGCTTGGTCGAAAACGAACTGTCGGTCGTAAGCGCGGTTGAACCCGAACGAGATAAAGTTGCGTCAGCCGAGCTTCCGAAGCGAAGTCCGGCACGACCTGTGTTGTCATCCCCAGCGAGAACTTGCATCGCGGTGCCGAGAGCCGCACCAAAATCGCCTGTCGCATAGAAACTGCCGCCTGTTGCAAGTTGTCCAGCACCTAGACGGTAGAGAGTGACATCGGCCGCAGAGCCAAAACGGAATCCAGCATGACCTGCGTTGTCGTCACCGACGACCACCTGGAGTGCGCTGCCGAGGCGGGCGACAATGTCCCCAACCGCGTAGAAGGAACCACCTGTCTGGAGTGCATTCGCTGCTGCACGATAGAGGCTCGTGTCGGTACCGAAGATGATGTCACCACCCGCACCATCTGGCGGGAATGTGATGCGTGGTGACCACACCGTGTCGTAGTCGGTGGCGCTATTCTTGGTGATGAGTTGACCACGTGTGCCACCTGTGGGAACCGGCCCACCTGGAGTACCTTGGATTCCCTGGACACCTTGTGGGCCTTGGATGCCCTGTGCACCTGTGTCACCCTTTGGGCCTTGCGCGCCAGTAGCACCTGTGTTGCCCTGGACACCTTGTGCACCTTGTGGGCCAGTGGCACCTGTGTTGCCTTGTGGGCCTTGTGGGCCAGTTGGGCCTGTTGGGCCTGTCGGGCCAGGTGGGCCAGGTACAGGAGGCACAGAGATAGCTAGTCCCGTATCGGCATTGTTAGCTGGGAAAATCCCACCGTAGTCAATGAGTGAGACTGGGTAGCTGACGTACGTTCCCATGTCAGTACCAGGATTCGTGACCGTGTATCGTCCCCAATTAGCAGAACTAGCCGATTCCTGCAAGTAGAGCTTATCACCGGGCTGTATGGCAGCGAGGACGTTAGATACGTCGCCTCCAGCCCCAGACGTTTTCGACACACGCACCTGTGTCACAGACGACCAGCCCACTCCCGTATTGACACCGATCTCCCTTGTGGCTACGGCTCCCGTGCTCGTAGTCCATCTCCACGTACCACTGACAACGACTCCACTACCGCCACCATCGACACTATCGACAGGATTCTGAGGCCACCAGTTCGCGATCCACAACTCGTTGTTGTCATCGATGACCACTACACAATCGTCACCACGTTGAGGCCCAGTCGAATCGGATCGTGTGGGCCACCTACAGTCTTCCCACCTGAGAGTCCTGTCGAGGCCGGGGAGAACCACTGACACACGATCTTGTTTGTCAACGGCATCAGTGGCAATCACCCCACTCCACACACGCTGAAGAGGCTGAGGGTTGTCGGTTCCCACTCTCATGTAGCTACTCATCAGTACCCCACGTGGATGTGATCGAGATGGCCGTTCAACGTGCTTTGATCATAACTCCCACCGAAGCTTTGACGGATACATTGCTCGTCCTGATGCCCAGCAAATCCTCCAGAGATTAGCTGGTTAGGCTCGAAAGCTTTGGGTACATCGTCTTTCAACAACTGATTGACTGCATGTACCAGTGGCCCAGCTTTGGGATCAGTGCCGATGTTGACGCCATTGATGGAACTAATGTCAACGGCATAACCTTCGGAATGACGGCTGATGTTTCCCGAATTGGTGTGGCAATCGTGATTTTCACATAGAGCATACACACCGATCTTGTAGCCCTGCTGAATGAGCCACAAGATGACCTGCATCACCTTGTTGTCCAACCAAACCTGATTCCCACACTTGCTATTCAACCTCTGGTTGTTCAGGGTTTTTCTGACCTGACTGATATCATCCGGTTGGCCCTGGTAGTCGTCCTTGAAGTCACCAGCGTTGTACTTCCTCACCAGCATTTGCGCTAGCTGGGATCTGGTAAGGTTAACCAGATCAGACGCAGTTCTGTCATGTGCATCGCTGGCGTGACTGCGTGATGCACCGTCCTTGGATGGCTGCGGGAACCACGATGATTCGAGGACATCTTGGTTACCGCCCTCAGGCTCAGGCAACGAAGGAAGACCCTTGGTCAGGGTAATGTTGGCATTCAAATCGAAGAGGCTTCTCTCAAATTCCGAGACAATCCATCTTCCATTCCAAGGCCCCATGTTCTGCACAACCACCACTGATCCAGGTGGTGAGATCCAGCGCCCCACGCGAGCACCGATAGTCAGGGTAGCCACCTTCTTGTTGGTATCGACATCACCGTCAACTGATGTGATTCCCTCCATGAATTCAGTTATGACGGCCATTGGTTGCTGCTGAAGCATGTCATCTTCGCTGAGGAAATAGAACGTTCCACTTACGAAGAAAGCGTGCCAATCCACCTCATCAGCCAGACGTTGGATACACGACCAACTGTTCTCAGGCTT